TTGCAAATAAGATTTATCCATTTAACATCTGATATATTAACTGGATATAGTTGCTCCGAAAATTCATTATAACAATTTGAACATTCATATATTGGGTTCTTCATATATATTCTCCTTAAATTCCTACTTTTAAATGTATAGCATTGGTTTCCCATTCTTCAACTAAGCAATTAACAATATCCTCTGGAACATCTACATTTGCAAATCTTCCATCGTTTACCCAATCATAAGCTGCACTCCATCTGTCACTGTGCAACCACTCTTTGCCTATCCATTTAGAGAACTGGTCTCTTTGGAACTTGCACCATTCATAAAACATTCCTGTCTTTTCAATGAAATTTTTTGCCTTATTGACCATTTCCATGTCAGCTACAGGAAACCATCTCTTTTCAATTTCTGGGTAATCTCCATTCCAACCATCCCATTTTGAATAAATAATGTCTCCGTTTTCATCGTGGACTTCACAATCTAGCTTTAATGCTTCTCTTACAGCATCTTTTAAGTTATCAATATTGTCTACTTTCTTATTACCAATCATAACATGTATATTTCATTTATGTCACCATCCTTATTCTTTTTATTCCGAAGGAAACTCTTGTTTCATACTTTGCATTCTCTATATTCTTTTTCAGTTAATAGTCCTTCATAGCACATATCTTCAAGCGTTCTATATACAGCATTAGCTCTCCAACTTGCATATGAAAAACCATCAAATTCTCCAATAAGTGCATCTCTGTTTTCTTCACTTTGTTTTTCTAATTTTTCTGCTAATATGGAATTACGAAAGAAATATGCTTTATACATAGCTGCTTTAATTCTAAGATTCTCAACTTCATATTCCTGAGATACTAATTTCTCTTGAGCTTCTAATAACTGTAACCCCATATTTCCTAATGGGCTTCTTTCAATTCTGTTTCCAAAATAAGTATAATTCATATATCATCACTCCATTTCTACACTAATTCATCGACTTCAACTACATCAGGATTATCCCTAAACCATGAATCATCCTCTGCAATTTCCTTTAACTCAATAAAATCTCTTTCAGAATCAAAGCAATCATTGTGTTTCAAATAAGCTGCTTTCACCTTTTCTCTTGCATCCTCATACGATTTTGCCTTTACTATCCCAACAGCCAATTCTTCAATCCTGTAAGCATATAAATTTGTAATATCCAACATATTAAGCACTCCTTTCCGCACTACAGAAAAAATCATCTTCTGTAAAACTATATCTATCATAGTGTTCATAAATAAATTCATCACTAACATATTCATCAATACTTGCAATCATTTCATATGACGGCTCATTGATATTAACTCCCATCACTTCTGCAAAAGTTCCTTCATTTACAAGTTCTGAATAATACGCCTGTTTCAGTTCGTGTAACTGATCTCTATTTAATTCTTTTACTGTCATTTTTATCACTCCATTCTCTAATTCCTGATTCTAACATCTTCTTATATAATGTTCTCTTTTGCGAATTAGTCATACATCTGATAGTAAGATCAATTCTGTTTTCAAGTTTTCTTTCATCAATTCCACAACTTAAAGCATATTTTTCCAACAAGTCATTGATTGCAAAATCTTTTTCGCAATTACAATATGCACATGCTTCCCAATATTCCATGATCTGTTTATATAATTTATCTACTGTTTTCATATCTCATCACTCCATTTTCATCCATTTATTAGGTTTAATCACAATACATAATCTGTCGTAATCAAACCTCATATAATCAACTACATAATCCATAATGTTTTCTCTGCCTTCATATAATTGGTGCACATATCTCACATTAATTTTATGTTTCTCTCCACTTTCAAATGTATCAGTGTATTTTTCAAGCAACCACAAATCAATACTCTGCTTTGCATTTAAGCAATCAATTACATTTCTGAATTCTGTATCAGCTTCGATAAATCCATATGGTCTATTCATATCATATACTTCCTTTCTTATAACTTTATCTTTCCATAATCGGGAATCATCTGAATAAATTCATCTGCATTTGTAAACTGTTCATTGATTTCAACCCAATACTGTTCGTTATTTGTATCTGTACAACAAGCTTCTAATTTAAAATCATGCTGTGCGTAAATCGTTAAGCATAGTTCTACTTTCTGAACAGATACACCTTTTGGAACTTCTTCAACAGTTGCGTACTCTTCCAAAAAGCTATTAATTTCATTTTCTTTTAAATCATAATTATAAAATGCCTGTAATGGCTTGTCTGTGTTGTCTAACTCATTAAATGTAATTTTTGTATAATCTAACATTTTAAGCACTCCATTTCTATAAATCCATTTCTCTTTAAATACTCTATATAATCTTCAATATCTGATTTCTTTTTAACTTCAATGTCGTCTGGATGATAATATCCATAAAAGGCATTCGTATATACCTTATATGTTTTATTTTTCATATCAATAACGAGGTTATAATTGTTGGCACAATTACCACGTTTCTTCCAATTCTTATCAAGCCAAAATAGATGTAATCTCATAAGACCAACTATCCTTTCTACAAGCTATTCCATACCCAAGTCAAGCACTCCTCAAATGATTCACTTGAATATACTTCTTCCGCCTCTGTATCTTCTGTTCCGCTTTTATAAACTTCATATCCTATTACACCATTAGTAATAATGTATTCGTCATTTATAATCCAGTTGTCCATTTCCAATCTTATGTTCATAAAATTGACCTCCTTAATCAATTACATTTCCGTTTTCATCTTCTGTGTAGTCGTACTCCCAATCACCAGCTCCATCTTCAATAAATTCTCCACCGTCTGTATTTTCTGCAATTTCCTTTGCTTCTTCCAATGAATCAGCCTCAACATCCAAATATACATAATCCGTTGATTTATACATAACTCTAAATTTTGCCATAATTATTATCCTCCAATCTTAAAATGAAATTGCTATTTTTTACCAATCAATAATAGTTTCCATTTCTTCTACATCATCTGTAGACAACCGAAAACTTCCATCTACATAATCACCATTTGGTAATTTAATATAATCGCTTTCTTTATTGAACTTTTCCATTGCCTCTTCTAATGTATCTGCTTTTACATCTACATATCCTGCCATTTCCCATGTTACTGCTAATCTCATATCACTCAACCTCGCTTTCTTCCCATAAATCAATTAAACCAGGTAATACATAACCTAAATCTATCCAACTAAATTCATCAAACTCTTCAAGTTCTTTTAGTTCATCTTCTGTTGGAATTTCAGCACCCATAATTCGCTTTACATCATCTTCTGTTCCACCAGCTTCAAGTATTCTATGTAATGTCATTTCTAATGCACCAGAAATATCATCATTTCCTTTTACTGTGATTGCATTCCGTGACCAATATTCATTGCAAAGATGAAATGTTACAAGTGTTTCATTTTCTTCCAATAAATCTTTTAACTCAATCATTTCGCTTACCTCCTACATATCCTGATTCGCTATACTATCTAATTCTTCAACAATACTATTCATATCTGTATTAGTAAGTTCTCCAACCGCATATAAGATTTCTGTCAATTTTTCATATGCTTTAGCACCGCCTTTGGTGAATGGCTGCCTTCCACCATCTTCATCAATTATTATCTTGTCTAAGAATGGTTTTTTACTTCCTAATGCTACTAAAATATCTTCTAATGTATTCATAGTCACACCTCCATATTGTTGTTAATCCATGCATTAATTTTTGCTGTAATAGCCTCTGTATTATCAAAGAAAATACCTTTATATCTGCCAACAAAAATTAAATCCCAATTTGAACAAATTGAAATATAAACTTCTGTTTGAATTTCATCGTTAGGACAACAGAAAATATATAAATCTTTTATATCTTCATCCGTGATTTCTCCGTAATCTTCCCAATCATCAAATGTAGTTTTATATCCAATTCGCTTTATTGGTGTAATTAAGTCACCTGATTTTACTTTAAACACACAATCAGGATCACCCATCTCATACCGTGAATCTCTTTGCAATATAATCATTTTACATTCTCCTTCCAATAAAATAAGACAGACACATATGTTTGCGTCTGCCTTATTATTCTCTGTATTATGCCTCTTTGACTTCTAAAATCTCGTATTCAACATCGCCATTGTCAAGTCCGTAAATTCGCTTACATTCTTCAATAGATGATACTGTACAGCTTTGTGTTCTCCATTCCCAATTACTCATTGCATCTCTGTACTTAAATGTTATATTAAGCATCTGCATTTTCCTCCTTTGGGGTAATTAAACTCCTTAGATTATCTCTAATATAGTCACAGAAAGCATCAATACTTCCATTTCCAATAGTCCAACAACTATCCTCGTCATAGTTCCAATGAATAATTACTTCATGCCCTGGTGTGATATTAGGTAAGTCAACGTCTGCTTTATTTGCATATGAACTATTTGAAAGTGCTTTGAGATATACATATCTTCTGATATTCTCAATATCTCTTTCTGTTTCTGCATTGAAAATCTCTACCAGACATTCATCAGAACATTCATTATAAATATCATATTCAGAAGCTCCATTTTTCTCATTATCAAGCTTCTTCAACTCTTTACTAATTGCAAATAGTGCTGATTCCTCATATTTCTTACACTCTTCTTCGCTTCTAAATATAGTTCCATCCTCTGCAATGTACTCTGTTCTTACAAGTTTCTCGATTGTTTCTGTTTTTCTAATTTCGTTTACTTTCATAATATTTACCTAACCTTTCTTATTTTATATGCTTTTCAAATTTCTTTTTTATCAGTTTCCAAAATCCTTTGTCGGTCAATGGCATTTTAGATACATTACATACCTTGCCACCGTCAAGATAGTTTGGATTTCCATTTGGCTTGTACACATCATAATCAATACACCAGTTTCCATCATAATCTCTTAATGTAACATCTACGCTGTATCCATCTGTATTGTATTGACCGATACTATCATTCATTAAATCATATTGTTTTGACTTTAACTTTTTTCGTAACTTTGCATAATCTTCATAGCATTTTATTATTTTCACATCAATCACACTCCTTTGGAAATTACAATTTCCTTTGATTACATTTCTTCATTATTATATGTATAATCAAAATCTCCATATGTTAATCTTGAATTAATTGTAGCTCTTGTTTCAGTTTTCCAGTCTTTGCGAAACTTTTTAGCTTGCTCTTTTTGAGATAAGTCGCCATCATAATGTTCCATATTGCCTTCTTCAATCTCTTTCGAGATTTTCATCTTTAACTTCTGTTGTGATGTGCCAATGAATAAAAGACTCATACTAGAATATTCTTTCCATTCATTGCAGCTATGCAAGTAATATATTTGTTGTGCCATATAATCATCCTTTCTATGGTTGCTGATAAATCCAGTTTCCATGTCTTACCTTGTCGCTATATTTACTCCAAAATCCTAACTTTACCATACCTCTAACACTACCTGTTACATGAATACAACTACAATTTGTTGTAAATCTTTTACCTGTTGCGTTTTCATACTTTCGTGGACTACTGTAATATGCCATATAATCACGCTCCTATCTAAAGACCATGCAATATTTATTATGATTACTATTGTCTGCTACAAATTCAAACAAGATTACGTCATAACCCTTTTTCTTGATATATTCCTTACGTTCTTTAGAATTATATTCCTTCGTAAGACCTTCTAAAGTTTCAAAGAAATAATGCTCAAGCCCAGAATCTAACACTTCTGCTTCTTCTCGTGTACCATGTCCGTTACGAATCTTACCTGCTTCTTCTTTCGTAATGTTAAAATAATCTGTAGTTTTGTGAATTTCCATTATGACCTCCTATTCTGCCATATCCAACATCAACATACTGTTTGTGTCTGCCAGATAATAACTTGTGTTGCACATTACCTTGTTGTATTCAACTTCACCTTCAAAGTCATTTACAACTGCTTTTTCTTCTAATGTCATATCAGAATATTTTTTCTTTCCATATGGAGGTGGCAGCCATCCTTTATGTTGTGCTCCAAATATATTGAACTTTTTCAATAACTCTTCATTTGTAAATGTAATGTGGCAAGTTCCCTTCTTATAAAAAGTTACATTGAAATACTTCAATACAATATCTTTTGACTCTCCATATTCTTCAGCAAATTCTAGTGACTGGAATAAATCAACTGCTTCTGTCAAGCCGCCATCAAGATAATTGAAGCACTTTTCAATATCTCTTAATTTGCTTACTACATCGTGATCGGTTGGTTTAAATCCACCCCATGAATATTCCAAATCTCTCCATCCTCTTAATGGAATGATTACTTTTTTATTTATAATCCATGCTTTATTTGTTTTCCATCCATTAAAATAATGAATGTTCTTACTGCATTCATCATAATAGGAATATTTATTACTCAGTTCTTCAAAGAGTGAAATAATTGTATCTTCAATTCCCTTTATGATTTTCTTGCTCATATCAATTTTCAGTTCGTATATATTGTGCAGCGAAAATTCATAGTCTTTTAATTCTTCGACCTTGTTATAGTATTCTCTCTGCAAATTATTTGTGAGCTGACCAATGAACTTCGGATTATCAA